CAAATGTAAGTGCGGCTACTAGCGTGACAAAGACAAAGGCCAAGTCTGTAAACGTTGATGGCAATACTAACAAAAAAGTTTGGAAGGCATCGGAGATTCAAAAAATGAACGCTTCGGTGTATGAAAAGTACGAGAAAGAGATTGATTTAGCTTTTAAAGAAGGCAGAATTGATACTCGTGCTTAAACTTAACCTATAAAGGAGAACTAAAATGGCTATATCAGCATCTGCGGGTTATGACAACTTACCTTCGGGTAATTGGCTACCTAGCATCTATTCGCAAAAAGTTCTCAAGTTTTTCCGAAGAAGCTCTGTTGTTGAGGGTATCACTAACACTGATTACACAGGAGAAATTGAAAACTACGGCGATACTGTAAGAATTATAAAAGAACCGGCGATTACCGTTCAATCTTACACAAAAGGTTCTCAAACCAATCTACAAAATATTGCAGATGACCAAACTACTCTTGTAGTTGACACTGCAAATTATTTTGCTTTTAAAGTAGATGATATTGAAGAAAGACAATCTCATATTAACTTTGAATCATTAGCTACCTCTTCTGGTGCTTATGCTCTAAAAAGAAAATATGATAGAGATGTTTTAGAAGCAATGTCTACTACTTCTGGTATTAACACAGGTTCAGCAGTAACAGCTAACACAGGCGACTTAGCTTATGGCGTTATTGCAGAAGCATCTAGAATTTTAGATGACCAATCTGTACCAGAAGAAAATAGATGGTTTGCGGCACCTCCAATTTTTTACGAACAACTGTCTGCGGCGGCATCAAAAGTTATGGATGCGTCTGTAATGGGCGATGGTGTTTCAGCGTTGCGTAACGGATTGGTAACAAACAAATCTGTAGCAGGAATGAGCCTGTACAAAACAACTGCATTAAACATTTCTGGAACTGACATTATTACAGCTACTGGTTCATCGAACGAGTATTACATAATGGCAGGTCACATGTCTTCTACTTCAACTGCTTCGCACATTGCGAAAACAGAAGTTGTAAGAGACCCAGACTCGTTTTCTGACATCGTTAGAGGATTACATGTCTATGGTAGCAAGGTTTTAAGACCAGAAGCTCTCGTAAGAACTGTAGTTACTTTAACATAATATAGGGGGATATACAAATGGCGACTCATAGTAAAGTTACTGGTGGAACTAGTGGACATCCTTCTACTAGAAGAAAACCATACTGGGTAGAAAATACAGTTGATTTATCACTGTTTGACCCAGTGGCTAACGACATAGTACAGGTATTAAATGTACCTGCTGAAACTTTTGTTATTAACGCAGGAATTGAAGTACTAACTGCCTCTGCATCTGGTGTTACACTAGATTTAGGAGATGGTGGTGACGTAGATAGATTTGTAGACGGATTAGATTCTACATCTACTGGTCATGGTGCTCAAGTTGCTAACGCTTCAAACGTAGGACATGTTTATGGTTCTGCTGACACAATTGATGTCAAAGTGTTAGGTGCAACAGATAACGCAAGTAAGCTCAGAGTATGGGCAATTATGTGTGATGTAAGTGGTTCAGATGAAACTGCTTCTAACAGCTCATAAAATAAATTAAATTAGGGGGCTTTATGCCCCCTTTTTAAAAGGAATTATATGACTGAATGGGATATGACTGCTAGTCAAAAAAGTGAAATTTTTGATAACAGTGATAAAGATTTAGAAAAAAGAGTAACTGATTTAGAAAATAAATTAGATGAAATTATAAAACTATTGGAGAAAAAAATTGATTAGACCTTGTGATTGTGGAGAAGGAATAGAATGTACATGTATGCCGTGTACTGAGTGTGGTGCATTAAGAATGTCTGATTGTGTGTGCCCAGACAATTGTGATACTTGCAGTGCCTAAAAAATTAAAAAACAAATTAAAAAAACAAGCAAAAAAATTAAAGCTCAATGAAAAAAAAACAGATGCATATGTCTACGGCACCATCAAAAAAATTGAAAAAGCCAAAGTTAAAAAAAGAAAAAAAAGAACTAAATGAATTAGGATTTCCTTTGGATGACCCCTATGGGTTAGCAGAGGCATTTTGGACTATATTTACTAAACCAAAAAAGGAGACAGCAAAATGATGAAGTACGGAATAAAGCCTAAAAAGAAAATGTACGGCGGTGCTATGAAGAAAAAGAAAAAGAAAATGAATGTAGGTGGTAAAGCTAAGCCAGATTATATTGATTTAGATAAAGATGGTGACAAAAAAGAATCAATGAAAAAAGCCTCTATGGACATGAAAGATAAAAAAATGTACGGCGGCCCAATGAAGAAAAAGAAAAAAATGATGGGTGGTGCCATGAAGAAAAAGAAAACTATGTATGGCGGCGGTATGATGACAAAACCTAAAAAGAAAATGATGTATGGCGGCAAAAACAAAAAAAAGTAAGTCTACTGTAAATAAAGCAGGAAACTATACTAAGCCTAGTATGCGTAAAAGGATATTTAATCGTATAAAAGCACAAGCATCACATGGAACTGCGGCGGGCAAGTGGTCTGGAAGAAAGGCTCAAGCTCTTGCAAAAGCTTATAAAAAAGCAGGTGGAGGATACAAGTAATGGCAGAAACAAAAACTATAAAAGCACCTAAAGGTTTTCATTTTATGAAAAACAAAAATAGTATAAAACTTATGAAGCATACTGGAAAATTTGTTGCTCATAAAGGTGCATCTCTTACTTTAAAATTGCCAGTACAAAAAAGACATGGCACTAGCTAAATCTCAAAGAAGTTTAAAAGCTTGGGGTAAGCAAAAGTGGAGAACTAAATCTGGTAAAAAGTCTAGTGAAACTGGAGAACGATACTTACCAGAAAAGGCTATAAAAGCATTATCTGCAAAAGAATACGCCGCTACTACAAGAGCTAAACGTAAGGCAAAGAAAAAAGGTAAACAAGTTTCAAAACAACCTAAAAAAATAGCTAAAAAAACTGCGGCTTATAGGAGGTACTCATAATGGCTAGAAAAGGATTATATGCAAATATTCATGCAAAAAGAAAGCGTGGAGAAAAAATGCGTAAAAAAGGTGCAAAAGGTGCTCCTAGTGCGGCTAACTTTAAGAGAGCTAAACAAACAGCTAAAAAATGAGGAAAGAACACAAAAACCCTAAAGGCGGTTTAACCGCAAAGGGCCGTGCTTATTTTAAAAGAAAAGAAGGTTCTAATTTAAAGCCTCCGGTTAAACGGGGTGTTAATCCACGAAGAATTTCTTTTGCCGCAAGATTTGCAGGAATGAAGGGCCCAATGAAAGATGAGAAGGGTCGCCCAACTAGAAAAGCACTAGCACTTAGAGCATGGGGTTTTCGCTCAGTAGAATCCGCTCGTAATTTTGCAAATAAACATAAGGGTAAAAAACGTAAAAAAACTTGACAAAACATGAATTGGCGATACAATAAACAAGGGGAGACATGGCTACAACGTATTTAACATTAGTAAATAATGTATTAAATGAACTTAACGAATCTGAATTAACTTCTTCTAGTTTTTCTAGTAGCAGAGGTATTCAGACATCAATAAAAAAGTTTGTTTTAAAAGCTACTCACGAAGTTTATAATAGTCTTTCTGAAGTTCCAGATTTATATATCTCTACATTTCAAGATACTAATGCAGGTCAAAGAACGTATGCTCTACCAACAACTGATTCTCCTCAATCTGGAGACAAGCCATTTAGAAAAATGGATTGGCAGACATTTAGACTTGTACCAAAAGAATTAATAACAAATGGTGAGTTTACTTCTAATATTAGCAGTTGGACTACAATAGCAGGCAGTGGTAGTGTAGCTTATAATAGTGGTGGTAATGGCAGACTACGATTAAATGATTTTGCGGCACATCAATCTATTTCAACTGTAGTAAATAAAAGTTATAAGTTACATGTTAGAGTATTTGATTCTAATAGTGTTGGTGCGGCTCTTAAAATACAAGTAGGTACTGCGGCTGAAGGAACACAAAATTTAAATACAACATTAACTGTAGAAGATTTTGGAGCAGGTGCTGTACTAGATACAACATTTACTGCTACATCACAAACTACATTTGTAACTCTTAATAACACAGTTACAACTACAAATCTAGATGTAGATTATGTAAGAGTATCTGAAGATATACCAGTACGAAGATTAAAGTATATAACTTACGATGATTGGAACAGAAGATTTTTAGAAACAGATTTAACTAATGACGCAGATTCTTATGGAACTCCAAGCATAGTATATCCAACACAGGATAAAAAGTTTGGTTTATCTCCTGTACCGGATGCAAGTAATTATTCTATACAGTACGAATATTGGAAAGTGCATACTGATTTATCTGCACACAGCGATACAATGGATTTAGATGATAGATTCAAAGATATAATAATTAATAGAGCAAAATATTATGCTCATATACTTCGTTCAGATTTACAATCAGCACAGTTAGCTGATAGAGAATATAAAGAAGGTTTAAAAGCACTTAGAATTGAATACATAAATAATTTTTCTTATATGACAGACCATAGAGTAAACAATGGTGGTAGAATGGGTGGATACTAATGCCTTACACCGGTTTACAAAAACCAATGGTAGTAAGTTGTGCCGGTGGTTTAGTATTAAACAAAGATGTATTTGCAATGCATCCGGGAGAAGCGTTACAGTTACAAAACTTTGAGCCTAGTATTGAAGGTGGGTATAGAAGATTAAACGGAACTACAAAATTTAATTCTAGTATTGTACCACAAGTTTCTTCATCAACTGAAAGAATACAACTCTGTGCAATATTTAATGATTTAGTTATAGCGGCTAGGGGTGGTACTGTGTATACAGGTTCTACTTCTGGAAGTTGGACTTCTCGTGCTACGAGTAAAGGTACAACAAATACTTATGATTTTGATAAGTATAACTTTGATGGCACTGATAAAATAATTATTGCTACTGGTGAATCGGCGGCTTTTACACTAAACACTAGTTATAGTGAAGATGTAATAAATGCTACTGGTGGTGGTACTGCACCTACTAACCCTAAGTTTGTAAAATCTTTTGCAAACCATATGTTTTACGGGGGTATGTCTAATGCCAAATCAACACTTACATTTTCTGGCCCGTATACTGAAGATGATTTTGACACTAGTGCAGGTTCAATTATCATGGGCGATGTTATAACAGGGCTTAAAGTATTTCGTAATGAACTATTTGTTTTTTGTGAAACAAGTATATTTAAGATAACAGGAACAAGCTCTAGTAACTTTGCAAAAGCCGAAGTTGCAAAAGGAATAGGTACTTTAGCTCATCACTCTATACAGGAGATAGGTGGTGACATCATATTCTTAGCGGCGGATGGTATTCGTACTATTGCAGGTACAGCAAGAATTGGTGACGTAGAGTTAGGTACAGTTTCAAAACAAGTACAAGATAGAATAAATGATATTGAATATGACAATGTAACTTCACTTGTTATAAGAGATAAATCTCAATATCGTCTATTCTATCCTAAAACACTTACAGCGGAACCAAGTTGTAAAGGTTTAATTTCTGTAATAAAACAAAATCCTAATACAGGACAAATGGGTTTTGAGTATGCAGATATAAAAGGATTAAAAGTTTCTAGTTGTGATTCTGATTTAATTAGTAATACAGAAGTTACAGTGCATGGTGGATATGATGGCTACGTCTACAAACAAGATGATGGTAATGTATTTACTAGAGCAGATAAAACAGAAACTATGGATGCTACATTTAGGTCTCCAGATATAACAATGGGTGACCCGGGTGTTAGAAAAAACATGCAAAAAGTAAACGTAAACTGGAAACCGGAAGGTGTAGTAGATGCTAGTTTATTTTTACGATACAACTACGATGATAGTGATACACCTCAACCAAGTGCATTTGGTTTAACAACATCTGGTACAGGTGCAATACTAGGAAGTGGTTCATACGGTACGGCCGTTTACGGACAAAGTGATTTACCTATAACAAGACAGGCAGTTGAAGGTTCTGGTTTTGCTATAGCATTAAAAGTAACAGATACAAGTTCAAATAACCCATTCTCACTTAGAGGATTTGAATTAGAATTTACACCGGGAGGAAGAAGATAAATGGGAGCAACATACACAAGACAAAGCTCTAGTAACATCGTTGACGGAAACGTCATTGAAGCGTCTGATTTAAATAATGAATTTAATCAGTTACTAGCCGCTTTTGAAGCAAGTACAGGTCATACACATGACGGTACTGCTAATGAAGGTGGTGCTATATCAAAGTTATTAAGTAATACTTTAACTTTCGGTGCGGCTACAGCAGGGACAGATATAACAATTACATTTGATGGTGAAACATCTGATGGTGTATTAAAGTGGATGGAAGATGAAGATTACTTTGAGTTTTCTGATGACCTTCTTGTAGCTAGTACAGAAAAATTACAATTTAGAGATACAGCAATATATATTAA